CACCAGTGCCATCATTGACTGCGGCGCCAATGTCGATAATCTGTTGTGTCATAGGTAATCTGGTCCTCTGGAGTATTTACCAAAAGAACAAAGATTACAGCTTAGCCGATTCGAGTGTAGGAGAGGTTTGAGCCAGATTTGATGGTCAATGTGCCGGTGTTGGTCTGAGCATTTATGGTCACTGCGGTGTTGGCTGTGTGATAGAATGTACCTGTGACACGCACTGATCTTAACGTTGTTCCCACCATGTTTTGTGTTGTACTCATTGCATTAGACACGTTTGATGTGTACACACTACTAAATGCCGATGTTGCCGTGGTTGGTGCTTCCACTGTGTACTGGCATGTGCCAGCTGAAAAATTAACACCAAATGCTGTGGTCATTGATCCATCCGGAACCATAAACATCATGGTATTGAATTTGTAGGCTTGATTTGCCAGTGCAGTAAATGTCAACACTCCTACAGAAACCGGGGTCGCCGAAGTAACTGTGGCATCGGTGCTTTGCCACACAATGTTTTCTACACCAATACCTGTGCCAAACATGTTGCCTGTGACATTGGCGTTGCCCAGAATGGCGGTGGCACCAAGAATTGTGCCTGTTGCGCTGATGTTGCCTTGAGTTTCTATACCTCCGCCGCTATACACATTGCCTGTGGCAGATACTTTGGCATCACTGTTGATATTGCCGCCACGGATGTTGCCGGTGGCCAAGATACCAGCTGCACCTGCACTGATTGCACCCACAGTAATAACGTTTCCGCCAGTGATATTGCCAGTTGCTATCACAACACCGCCGGTGTTTAGATTACCTCCAGTAACATTGCCTGTTGCAGTAACCAAACCTGCTGTGCTGATATTTCCACCTGACACATTGCCAATCACAGCAAGTGTGCTGCTGACGTAACCTGTTCCGGTCACGGCCAAGGTGTGCAAGGGAGCAGAATTTGCCACTCCTACATTGCCTGAGCTACCAACGACCACAATTCTGTTGGTACTGTTGGTTTGAATTATTACGTTGGCATTGCCGGCATTGTCCTCATACACTGCCTTGATCGAAGCTGTGGTTCTTGGCCCAAGGCCAGTGGCATCTGCTGTGACCCAGTCAATTTTGCCAATGTTTGCGCCCAAAGTAGTAACTGCGGTGTTGGCGTCTGTGAACTGAATCATTTGAGCAGTGGTTGCTCCAGATGTCTGTGTCAGTACAATGTTGCCAGTTGCAATGGTCAGGTTACCACCTGAGACATTGCCAGTGGCAGTGACTTGTCCCGCGGTGCGTATGTTGCCACCTGTGACGTTGCCAGTCACACTGGAAATACCTGTTGTGATTGTTCCTGCACTGTTGGCCACAAACACATTGCTGGTGCCACTCACAGTGATGTTGGCGTTGCCGCTGGCAGTTTGAATTTCGATTGAAGTTGTGCCGTTGAACAACTTGTCACCCGAAATGTTACCTGCTAGAGATGCGTTACCAGTCACAGTTAGGTCACCAGTCACAATCACATTGGCCACACCGCCGGTATTTTGAAATGTTACGGTGTTGGCTGCTCCAATGGATTCAATGATAACATTGCTGGCATAACGCTGATAGATAGACATTTAGAATTCCTTTGTGTTATTTATGCGGTTCAAGAAGTCTTCGATCGGCATATGACTCATGTTTGGAATACCTAGAAGTTCAGATATTTGTGCTGTGGTGTCTCCTTGAACCCGAACAAATCTAGTGGTCCGGTGCTCTTGAGTAATGGTCTTGAGTTGTCGCACCCAGTTTCCGGTAAATGTAGGGTTGGCCGAGCTTTTTTTGTAGAATTCTGTGTCAGCATAGCAGTTGTTGAAGTGTCCGTTGCGGGTAGGACCCATGTCAAATCCTATTAGGTAAACCGTTTCATGGCGTGCCAGTGCAGCAATACCCACTGCTATGGGGCCTGAACTGAATCCAAAATACTGTTGCGGTACTCTTTGTGCGCCACTGTCTGGCAAGGGCTTGCGAGTATAATGTGTATGAGTGGCGCTGTAGCCCGACTGCTGTATGTGTGTGCTGATGGGATTGTCTGTGCTGATCAGCACATCTGGTACAAATTCTCTGTACAAGGCATTGCATCCGTACACAGTACCTTGTGATTTCAACAGATCTAAATCAACTTGACGTCGGCTGACGCCATTACCCAATACAAATCCTGCGGCCATAAAAAATCCTCCCAGTATGTAGCTGAGAGGATCGGAGTCAGTTATAAATTAACTAGTGACGTTGTCAACAATAGCCAATTCCACTGTGGTTTGGGCTGTGCCAGACTTGATCACAGTACCTTCGTCTGTGAAGAAGTTGGCAGCAAAACGAACGTCATTGGTCACTTCAGCTTGAGTGAATCCAGAACCGCCAGCAAAGTCCAACAAGAATTTGTTGGTCAACTTGCTGATTGGGGTAGCTGTGGAATCGTTGTTGGTGTATGTGATTGCCATCAACCCAGCAGCTGGTGTGACATCGTTGTCTAGCACACAGATTCCAACACTGTTGGCAACACCGTTACCGCCACCGTCAGTGCCAGTTGCTGTGAAAACAGTACCAACACCATAGTTAGAAGGAGCACCTACTGCTACCCAGTTGGTAGATCCCAGGATGACCACTTGATATGCTTGTCCAACCACCAGGCTGCCATCGTTGACTACTGTGACAGAACCAACCAGGTACTTGCGACTGCCTTTTTGACGGATAATGTAGCCTTGAGCAACACCAATGCCTGTGCCCGAAGGATTGGCAATGTTGACAATGACGTCAACACGGGGATTGGTTGCTGTGGGCACGTCTGTGGTTGCTGCGCCACCTACCACACCTAGATACTGTGTGTCATCAAGAGTTTGTGTTGGTGAGTTGAAGACCGGTGCTGTCAGCGATCCAAAGTTGGGAAAGCCAAGATCTACGCCGACGGATGCTCCGCCGTTGCCGGAACCAGTTGAAATTTTTTGTATTTTTAGAGGACGACCCATGTTTTTTCTCCTTAAAGAAGTCCGATGCGAGTTCTAGTCGCTACGCGGTGGGTATTAATCTCCGCATAAAACACCTGATTGTGTTGACAAGTATTTAGCGAAAATATAAAATAACACAAGACCCTGCTTAAATAATCCCATGAACTCCTCCGAACTAATTGAAGCTGGCAACCAGCACCGTGCAAATCATTCTCCAGAACAGGCCTTGCAATGTTATGCTCAGGCCTTTGTACAAGATCCTGACTGCGCTGCTGCTTTCAACAACTATGGCAATGTGCAACGTGAAATGGGATATCCAGAACGTGCTGTGCCGTTTTTGCAACATGCTGCCACACTAGATCCAGCCAATATCACTGCTAGATTCAATCTGGCTGTGTGTTACCTGTTGCAGGGCAATTATGCTCAGGGCTGGCCTGCATATGAAAGTCGCTGGGACTACGAACACTTGGCCGGCACTGAACCCAAATACTCACAGCCTAGATGGCGCGGAGAAGATTTACGGGACAAGACCATCCTGGTGGTAGGCGAGCAAGGTCACGGTGATTGCATACAGTTTGTGCGCTTTGTTTACAATCTGCACGAGATGGGCGCCCGGGTCAAACTACAGGTCACAGATGGTTTAATTCCTTTGCTGAGTTCCAGCAACATTATTCAACAGGTCGGTGGTTACGCTACTGACATGGGCGAGTTTGACTACTGGGTTCCTATCATGAGTATTCCGGGCATCCTGGGCGTAACCGTTGACAACTTGCCCAAGATACAAAGTTACATGAATGCTGACCCTGCGTTGCATGCTGCTTGGTTGGCACGACTAGGTGCCAAGCGTAGAATGCGAGTGGGTTTTAGCTGGAGTGGTCGCAGAGACGCCTGGTTGAATCAACACAAGGGTGTGCCGTTTGAAACTGTGCTGGCGATGATCCGCAGCGCACCTGAATACGAATGGATCAATCTGCAGATTGACGCAACCCCAGATGAAGAACTTGCGCTAGCTGATGCTGGTGTTACTCGTTATCCCGGCAGTATCACTAGCTTTGCTGACACAGCAGCCCTGATCATGTGTCTAGATGTGGTGATCAGTGTGGACACTGCCATCACACATCTGGCAGGTAGCCTGGGTAGACCAGTCTGGGTCATGTTGAATCAGTATAGCACCGACTGGCGTTGGTTGCTAAAACGTGACAGCTCGCCATGGTATAGCACCGCTAGACTGTTCCGTCAGCCTGTTCGCGGTGACTGGGCAAGTGTCACAAAGAAAATCACACAATATCTAGGCTGGTTCAAGGTATAATCAGTTAAATTTTAGTCAACAAAAAAGGGCCTTGCGGCCCTTTTTGTTCCTTCCCATCCCTGAGAAAGTTGTGATTCTCTGATTAAGAGAAAGACAAGTTGGAAACAGCGATCTCACCAACATAGTCACCGGCGTTGCCGAATGAAGATGCAGTGTTTGTCAATTCGATGTAGCCATAACGTGTCATGAAGCTCACGACTGGTTCGAATGTTGTTGGGTCAAGAACAACACCAGAGCTCATCAACGGAATGTACGGGCAGTAGAACGCAGGAGCGTCAGCTTCCGAACTTCCTTTGTAACCAACCAACACAGGAGTTGTATCACTTGCATAAGAGTCAACAAACACACGCATTGCGCCGTTCAATGTACCAACAAACTTGGTGTTTGTAGGTGCTTCAAATGTGCCTTCTGTGGTGCGAGCAAACGCACTAGTTGTGGCACTTTGCAACACTGTGAGTGCAGCACTGCTAACAACAGCGTAGTTACCTGCGCCACGACGTGTACGTTGGGCGATCAAGTTAGCAACACGGTTGATCAACACAGCTAGAGCAGCGTGTTCGTCACCAACAAATGTAGCTGTACCAGATACGGTAGCTTGGTTGTATGTGAACTCAGTAGCAGCAAGGCTACGCAGGCTCAACAAGATTTCTTGGTCAATCTCAGCTGTGATCTCTTGTGCAAGAGCAGCCATGATTTCAGCTTCTACGTCAATACCGTGCATGGCTTGAGCATCTTGTGCAGATTCAAAAGTCCAACGAGCTTGCAACTTACGTGTGCGAGCTTCAACGGCTTGCTTCAAGATCTGTACGGAGATCTGCTTACCGCCAGTACCTTCCATGGTGGCTGTTTGGCCGCCAGTGTAGTTGGTAGCTGTGCTAGTAGCAGTCGGTACTGTGGAGTAC